AATAACTATTGCTGCTGCACAATCATTCACACTGTATGAGCATCAATTAATTAGATTAATTCACACAACTGATGACGAGTATTGGTTCGAAGGCACAGTAGTATCTCATAACAATACCACAGGCGAGATAGTGTTTAGTCTAACTGATTCTAATTATCAAGGTTATTATACAGCTACTAGTGCTGATGTATGGAATCTTTGTATTGACAGACTAAATTATGTTGATGATACAAGTCCTGCACATATTTTTATATCAGCCACAAGCAAACACATTGCTATACAATGTAGAAATACAAATAATTCGTGGCACGATTTTACTGCAATCTGCGAAACAGAAAATCCATTATCATTAAGTGATAGCGCAATTTTAACAACTGGATATATGTTAGGCAACAGTGGTTATGTTAAATCACAGTGGCAAGAATTTGATTATGGCATCAACAATATCACATATACACTTGATGAATTTGACGCTCCTTCTACCACTGAAACCAACAGCATCGGATATGGCGGAAAGATGCACAAACTTACAGGACCATTTCAGTCTGTTACATCAGTTGATATCAGTGGCGTAAACAGTGCAAGATCAACATCAATTGTAACAGATATTGGCACAGCTGGATATATAGGGGCAGTATATAGGCATTCGCTATGGGGTGTTAATTTTTCAGATTCTGATACAAACCCCGAAGTTAACGAACAAAGACTAAATTTTTCATTAGAAAAAATTATATATTTTAAAGGTATGGGAGACATTATCCCTGCGGATCTAGAAGCATCGTCAAGTAAACATTGGGCACTAAGTGGTTACGCAAATTTAAATACAATTGAAGATGCCGGCGGTAGTATTGAATCAAAGGTTACTACAAATGAAACTGACCTTCTTGATATATCAAATTCACTTAGCGGTGATCAAGCTATATATAGATCAGCGACCTCGAGTTATAATAGTTATAACGGTAACCATGTGTACGATGACTCAGTTAATTCTACAAATAATTATAGAAATTTAACCAGCACTAGAGCAAAAACTCCTACTATGATGGGTAGAATTTATAACTTAAAATTTATGACTACAGGAATACCGGCTAGTAGTGTAATTGGAGTAAAAATTGATGCCAACGGATTTCCTGACGCAAACGGTACTGACACAGATCATTTAATATTCTCGGCAGGGTACGTTGAATATTCGTCAAATGTTAACAGAAACGGAACAGCGTATACTGACACTTCTTTATATTGGTACGATGACGAGGATACTGACAAAGAAGCAAAAATTGAAAAAAGTAAAAGAGTAGCAATAGGATTTCCTTTGTAATGTCTAGTAGAGAGATCACAGCAAACACAACACTTATTGTTTCAGATGCAGAACTAGAATTACGATTAAATAGTTCTGCTGCAAGAACAATTACTATACCAAGTGGAATCTTTGCTGATGGTGATCGAATATATGCAAGAAGAATTAGTTCTGGTAATGTAACATTCGAAGGCGATACTGGCGTTACTGTAAACGGAGTATCCGGTGGTAGTGTAACAACATCTAAATTTTATCAACTATTATATGCAGAGCAAACAGCCGCAGATACATGGACAGTAACTGGAGACGAAGTTTCATCTGTTGAGGTTGATAGTGCAGAAAACTATGATCAAGGATCTACAGTATTAGACTCAGGTTATGCAGTAGATTATGGAAATTTAAGTATTACAGTTAAGTCAGGTAAGATCACATTACCTGATTATATACCGCCAACAACTAATCCTAGAGTTACACAAGTAATTATCATTGGTTAAATAAATCAGCTATTTCGAAAATTGTTTCTAACTTAGTTCTATTTGTTTTAGAGTTAAGAGTATTACGCAGTCCTTGATGTAACGGCTTCGGCCAATTATTATAACCAACCCATGCATATCCGTCATGTTCGCTATTTAATTGTGGAATAAATTCTTCGTTAATTAAACACAAATATGTGTGGAATTGAAATTTCTCATCTGATGATATAAAAGTTTCTAATGGAATAGTTTTTATAATTTCAGGTAGTGCGCCTACTTCTTCGATAATTTCTCTTTGTAAGCCTTCCCACGGTGTTTCTTTATTTTCGTTAGTACCTCCTACAATACCCCATTGGTTATTGCGTTTACCATTTTTTCTATAAAGCAGTAAAAATCGTTTTGTGTTTAACGTATAAAAAAGAGCACCACTACAAATTATCTCGGACATAAAAGTAATTAGTCTTCCAGCTGTATTCTCCAAGTGCCTACTGGATATTCACCGTCAATGCTTAGTAACCAATTACTATCGCTATATCTATATTGCACACTTGTATTTAGATTTGTAGTATATGTAGTTGTAGTTGCTTCGCTTGCGTCAAACACAATATGCCATTTAGCACCATCCCATTCAACAATGTCATTTGCACTTGCTACGAAGTTAGTATTATCAGTATTACGCCAAGCAGCTGGTCCTTCAACTGAGTCAGCATTTCCAACATCATCTAAAAGCAATAGGCGTGTGCCTGCAATTTTAATTGTAGTAGGATTAAAAGTTAACGGATCAATAATGTAATCTATACTCGTTCTGTCACCCGTAGGACCTGTAATAATTGTATCTTGCGGGAAACTATCCATGTCCCAATTAATTGATATCATACTATCATCTAGTGGATTTAAACTAAATGTACCAGTAACAATAGATGATGAGTTTTTGTTATTAACAAATACTTTGCTTAGACCTGCTTGGAACATACCAGGAGATGACTCGATAATATCTCTCCAACTTATGCCACCTACAACTCCACGTCTAATAATTTTAGCAGATGCACCTTCAACATATACAGGATAGTTTAGATAGTTAACGTTTGCCATTTGATCTGTTGATTCTGTTACAGCCTTACGTCCGTGTTCATTTTCTGTAACACCGGCAGTGATACTATCATCGTATGCATTAGTTTGTGGACGGGTAATACCTTCTTCGATGTTACCTGATTCTTCGTCAAATAAACTAGTAATAATATTTTGTATTACACCTAAGCGTTTTACTTTAGTAGGAGGTGAGATATAAATTGGAATCTTAAACCCTAAAGTTGCAATATCAACTTCTGATTCTAAACCCATTGGCACAGTTCTATTTGTCCAATTAATGTTTTCTAATTCAAGTGTAGTAATACTTGTCCAGTCTACAAAGTTATCTGTTGTTTGCAATTCAAGAGTAGGATTAAACCAAACACCAACTTGCTCAATAATTTGTAATTTTTGATCTGTATTTGATGTCCACACATCTACGTTTGCTCTTAACATATACGGAGCAGGCATAAGACGTTCTACTGTGTAATTTTTACCCTGTGTATTAAGATAGCTACCAGTATCGGTATCATACTCACGTTCTTTTAAATTTAGTTTATCAATAAACGTAGCATCTTGTGTACGATCTCTATCTTGTTCCAATCCGGTAATGTACACACTCATTCTAGGCGCACTTGGTAATTTATTCTCTGAATTATCTTTAATAAGATGCGCAACTTGTCTTGATAAATCACCATACATAACCGGGACTGTTTTAATTGTACCGTCACCGTACTTAACAGGAAAATTACTCATCAGGCGCATTAATTGCGTTACGTAACGTCTTATCTGTCCATCATAAAAAAATTGCATTAATTATCCGCCTTTGGTCTAAGTGCTTTAGATAAGCTTTGTCTTTCTTCAACTGCTTCGCCGCCGATCTGACTTTGCTTTGTGTTGTTAATAAACCCTGCTTTTTGCGTTTGTCTGTTGTTGTTATTCGTTAGTGTCTCACGTAAATTGTCTTCTACCTTAAGCCAGCGTGATCCGTCATATCTAAATAATCTATTAGGTAAAAAGTCAGTACGTAAAAAGTAATCACCAATTTCGTTTGTTGTAGGAAACTGTATACCATTACCAAATACATTACCTACTGGAGGCTCACCATCACCGTAGTTAACAAGATAACCACTGTATCCTTCTCTACCTTCGACACTGTTTATAATTTCGCTTGTGAGGTTTTCTCCGTCAATTTCTTCCAGGGCAACTGTTCCGTCTTCTTTGCGCTCTACAGTATAGAAGTGACTGGTTTCGTATCCAGACAAAGGAGCATCAACTTCTGCTTGTGCAATCACAGCATTATTAATTTGCATTTCTTTATCGTAGGTACTAAGTACATCACGTAATGTAGTATCAGATTCTTCATCAGCTGGTAAGTCTAAAATATCTTTATATTCTTGACCATCGTAAATTTGTTTTAGTTTTAGCCTGTATAAATGCGGATACCAAGTATGGCTAAATCCTTCACTTGCACGACTCACATCTTCAATAACATAAAAGCGTTTAAGAGCAACTGATGCATCATTTAGTGCATGTTCATCTTTAAGATGCGGTAATTCAACTACATCACCTGCCAATGGCTTACGCCCAATAGTCTTTACAATGCTATTAATATGTACAGTCATAAACAATGTATCGTTTGATAAAAACAATCCAAATTGACTTAGATCAAAGTCTATATCTTGTACATTATAGATAGCTCTATGCGTATATACATCTACGTCATACTTTCTATCTCTATTTTCTAAAAATAGTAAGTCCTGTATGTTAGTAGGATTTAATTCATCGTACTGTGGTTGCACAGCATCGGCTTCACCTTCTGGTAAATTACCAGATCCTAAGTATTTGTGGATGTGTATATCAGTACCACCTACAGTAAACATCTCCGCGATTTGTTTGTCAAGGAAATGGAAATCATTTGTTTTTTCGGGTTTATATAAAGACAGTCTTGGCATATACATATTTATCCGTAGGATAAATACTATTGGAGAACTGAAATGTCTAATTTATCAACACAAAAACAAGAAGTCTTTGACTATGTAGCTGCTTTCTTAGGAGGCGGTATGGTTGACGTAGAGCTCGATCCTATACACTACGAAACAGCACTTACAAAGGCGTTGACAAGATTTAGACAGCGTTCAGATAATTCAGTTGAAGAATCATATATGTTTATGCCTACAATTGTAGATCAAAACGTTTATACACTACCACAAGAAGTTATTGAAGTAAGACAGATATTTCGCAGAACTGTAGGTGCTAGAACACAAGGCGGTACTGGTGGATCAATGTACGAACCGTTTAATTTAGCATACACAAATGCTTACTTGTTGTCAGCAAGTAAAATGGGAGGACTAGCAACATATGATATGTTTAGTCAGTACCAAGAATTAGTAGGTAGAATGTTTGGATCACATATTGAATTTAAATGGAACACAGCAACAAAAAAATTAACTATTCTACAAAGACCACATGCTGAAGAAAACTTAATGTTATTTTGTTATAATTATAGACCAGACGAAGAATTATTAAACGATTATCTTACAAAGCAGTGGATTAAAGATTATACTTTAGCTAACTGTAAATATATGCTAGGCGAAGCACGATCAAAGTTTGCTACTATTGCTGGGCCACAAGGTGGTTCTACCTTAAACGGAGATACGCTTAAGGCAGAAGCACAAAGTGAAATGGACAAGTTAGAGCAAGAAGTTTCGCAGCAAGTAGCAGGCGGAGCCGGCTACAGTTTTCTTATTGGTTAAAGATCGTTGTCGTGTATATGCAACTGGATAAGTGCATAGTGTAACACCTTCATTAAATCTTTACGTGCATCGTCCTTACTACCTTTGCGACCGTATCTATTTGAATACTTGTCAACATTGCCCATACAGAACCCAGTTCCGTGTCCGCGCTCGATAATTACCTCAGTTGACTGAAATTTATTTTGCGCATAATGGCCTTTGTACGTAGAGTCAATGTATTCTTGAAACTCTTCAATTAGTTCTCGTTCGTTAAATTTATAATCAATAGCCATGTTAATCCTTATATACTGCTTGTAAGTTCATTTTTAGATCATTCAAGCTATCTTCGTTTGCTTGATACCTAATACCAATACCGCCTTTTTCAATCCATCTAGCAATATTAGTTGGCTTATCGTCAACAAGAATATTTGGAGTTCCTGTTAAGTCGTCAACTGCATGATTCTCTTTTTGACCTGTAAAGATTAAATGTTGTACTTGCGGCATAAAGCCGTGCCTAGTCAACCATACACGTTTGTGATAAGAACTATTTTGATGATCACCTCTCAACGGACTTGAACAAATGCCATAGTTATCACCAGCAAGATCTCTAACAAAATTTACAAGTTCTACTGATGTTGGAAATAACTCAAGTATATCAAAAAAGTTTGAGTGTTTTAAATCAGTAATTGCTTTTTCTTTATTAGGAAGTTTCTTCCAATGATCAACTCCGTAAAAAGATTCGAGACCTCCGAAGAAGTCTGCAATTACACCGTCCATATCTAAATATAAAATCATGTTAGCCTCTATTATTGCCTATAGTTAATACTAACATCTTTTACTGTTTTGTCAACCTAAAAATCTGGAGTAAGGTCTCCTTGCCGCCATGTATAACCTTCCTTCTGAATAATGCGTTGGCAATTAGCACATACAGTTTTTAAGTTACTAGGCCGACAATTCTGTAAGTCTCCGTCAATATGATATACATTGAATTGCTCTTCATGCGCAGATTTAAATCTACATTTTTCGCAGTATTCTTTTTTCTCATAGCCTGACATAACCCATCGAGGAATACCGTAGCCTATTATGCCATGCTTTAAGCATGTTTCGCATTTTTTGCGATAATACGTTTTGCCTTCTTTTATATAGTTTATAGCAGCAGGTCTTTGATTGCATATACATAACGGTCTCATATTGTATTTATCATACCTTTTCGGTCCCTTTTCCAGCAAGCTAAACTGTCTGTTTTATAAAAATAGCATAAATACATGTGATATAACCTTATAAGGAGAAATATGATGGCATTAGTCTCACCAGGTGTAGAGGTCCAGGTAATTGATGAGAGTTTTTACACTCCAAGTGCACCGGGTACTGTACCAATGATATTTGTTGCAACTGCGGAAAATAAAACTAACTCAGCAGGAACGGGTATTGCAACAGGAACAACAAAAGCAAACGCAGGTGTTCCATTTTTACTAACAAGTCAGAAAGACTTAGGAGATCTATTTGGAGATCCAAGTTTCTATTCAGACACAAGCGGAAACATGATTCACGGTAGTGAATTAAACGAATACGGTTTGCAAACAGCATACTCGTTACTAGGCGTAACTAACCAAGTATTTGTTGTTAGAGCAGACTTTGATCTAGCTAAACTAACACCAAGTGCAAACGCTCCAGGCGGAACACCAGTAGACGGTGCATACTGGTTAGATACACAAAACACAAGCTACGGTTTACTAGAGTGGAATGCAGCAGCAGTAACAGCAGGCGGACAAAGCTTCACAGCAATTAATCCAATTGTAGTAAACAAAGCAAGCGAACTAGACGGCACAATGCCATCAGCAGCAATTGGTGTTATTGGCGATTATGCAGTAGTTACAGCAAACAACATGAACAGAATGTTCTACAAGAATACATCAGGTGCATGGGTACAAGTAGGCTCAGCAGCCTGGAAAGCAAGTTGGCCAACAGTTGTTTCTACAGAAGCAGGCGCTACAGTTCCAGCAAGTGATACTATTGAAATTAATGGCCAAGCAATTAGCCTTACTTCTGGACAAAGTCTTGCAGATGCAGCTACAGCTATGGACGGGCAAGTTGCTGGAATCACAGTAAGCTATAATACTAATACACAAGTTTTAGAATTCTTTAGCACAGGTGTTGCTATTACATTAGCAGACACAAACAATACATTATTCGGCGGTTTAGGATTGACAGCAGGAACATACAATGCTCCTACAATGTCAATTGCTCCACATACTAGTGTTCCTGAATTTAAAACAGGCGAAGCAGCAGAAGCACCGACAGGTAGTATTTGGATGAAAACAACTACACCAAACGGTGGCGCTAACTGGAATATTAAATCATACAGTGCTGACACAGCATTATGGTCAACTGTTGCAGCACCAGTGTATACTTCAAATGCAGCAGCATTAAATGCACTTGATTCAACAGGCAATGGTAGTAACTTAGCAGTAGGCGCTACATTTGTAAAAGCAAATGTAAACGATGCGTCACCAGTAGAAGCAGATGCTAAAATTTATAGAAGAGTAGCAGCAGGCGCAACTACAATTACTAGTGCAAAAGTTGCAAC